CCGGAGGCGGAGGCGGAGCGGGAGGCGCAACCGGAGGCGGAGGCGGAGCGGGAGGCGCAACCGGAGGCGGAGGCGGAGCGGGAGGCGCAACCGGAGGCGGAGGCGGAGCGGGAGGCGCAACCGGCTCCGCGGGCTTGCCGTGCTGAGCAATGGCGCTCTCTAGGGTCCCGGCCGCGTGGTGGGCCTTGTAGAAGCCGTGCCACTCGCTCCCGACCGGATGCCAGAGTTTCCCGTCATAGAACGGTTGGTTCTCCACGAACGGCCCGGGAGCCGTTGCCGGGTTCACGGCTCCGGCCAACGCCGGTGCGTTGCCGGCCGGAGGGAGTGCTGCGTTTTGCTCGATTTTCGAAAGAAGAGATTCGCGATCGTTCATGTGGAATAGGCTCCTAACCTTGCTTGTTGAATTCAATAGTCCGTGCTGTTTGCAACGTTCGATGTGCACGCATCCGCCATATTGGTTGCATGCCTTGGGATTCGGCTCCAACTCGACGGCAGTGCGCTTTGCGCGGATGTGCGCTTGCATGAGGCTCGCGCTTGTGTGGAGGCGTTCTAGGGCTTGCTCCGTCTCTCCCGGAGTAATGACCGGCCGGGCGTTGGTTCCTTCCTCATATACCGGAAACGTTTTTGGTTCTCCGACTGTCGCCGTGTAGTTCCAGTGCAGTTCAACTACGGGCACGTTGAACGCGTACATGTGCTCCGCCGCGTAGAGCCCAGATTGTAGGTTATCCGTTCGCAGCTCCTTTGCCGTTTTCCCCCACTGTTTGGGATCTTTGCTGGACTTGTGATCGCCCACGTACCGGCTAGGCATTTCGAAATCCTTATAGCCACGGAACGGAATCCCGAGGATTGAAATCCGAAACTCCCGCTCTACCTCCAGGCCTTTCAGTCTAGGCGTTGGGATGAGATGCAGCGCGGACAGAGCGCGGAGGCCTTCCGGCGTGAGCGTGTCTAGCGGCTTGCCGTCTCGCAGCCAGTCTTCGAGCACCTTGTGAAAGCGCTTCCCGAATTCCGCGGAAGCGTTGGAAGAGCGCGGCACTCCGTCGAGCTTGTTCCACGCCCATTTCACTTCGCAAAGATCGAACGTCTCGCATTGTGTGACGCTGAATACGTGCGTCTCAACGTCCGGATAGACGAACGTTTCCGGCTCTTGTTCGCGTTCCGTTTCACCCACGACTAGGGACCATTGCCGCACGAAGCTCCGGCGTATCACTGACCCAACGCCAAAGCGTGCGCAGGTTCATGTGCAGCTCGCGCGCGGTACCTGCAACGCTACCGTGCTTCGCGTACGCGGCGAGGATCATCCGCACCGCGGTTGCCCTGTCTTCGCCTCCGCGCGCTAGCAGATTTGTTATCGGTGTGTGTCCGAATTGCATGAGAGAAAACCCTTTCGGGAGTCGGAGAGAATAGCACAACGGGCACGGAGGAGACGGAGAGTTTCAACCCTACAGCTCCCGGATCTGAACGATCCATTCATCGTCCGTGTCTCGTTTGAACACGGCATGGATCCAACCCGAAACCGGTTTGCCGTTCAGCATGATCCGGAAGGAGAGGGTATCCACTCCGTTGACGCTTCCGGTTCCTTGCTCGATTGTAAGCCCGGCCGCCTTGGACTCTTCCGGAGTTGCGTAGCCTCGTTCTTTGCAGATTTCGGCGCAACGCTTCTCCACGGCATGCAAGAGCATTAGGTGCACTTCATGAGCAAGCGCTTCGACGCTCATTTCGCACTCCGAACCGTGAGTGATTCTTCCTCGAAGAATCTCACACCCGGGATCGAGAGAACCGCGGATTTGTCGTGCTTGTGGGTTTCGATCAAGCGGTTGATCTTGTCCGGGTCCGGAGAGCAATACTCCCGAGGAACCATCGCAGCATCCACGATCTCTGCTTTCCAACGTTTGACGGAATGCGTCCCGGTCGGGAGCGTTGGCATTTGCACCGCCAAGACGTCGGCTCCCGCTGCGATTTGCTGCATCGCCTCCACGGCCGCCGCTTTGCCTTTCTGGACATACGCGATGATCAAGCCCTTGAGATGCTTCTCCGCCGCGTCCAGGTCTTTCACGGCTGGCATGAGCAGAGCGTTCACCGCTGCCTCCGCTTGCCTCAAGGGTGCGGTGATTGTTTTGCGGGAATCGTCAATCCTCGTTTTCTCCGCCCGGATCATTTCGATCACGGACTTTACCTCGGAGCACCGAGTTTCATCCGCGATCAACGTGCCTCGTGCACCGGCCAGAACGCGCGCCGCGAAAACAGTTTCCGCACTTGCGGCCGTCTCTAGTGCCTTGCTCGGAGGCGGAACGGTAATCGTACCCTCTTGCCCTTTCAGGGCTAGTTCGGTGCTCACTTGCCGGCCGCTTGCTTTCCCGCCTCTGCAAGGAACCGGAGCGCGGCCCGGCCCATTCGAGTGGCGTGCTTGTCGCGGCGCATTTGGTGGATCAGCGCGGCGTTTTGCTTATCTGCCTTGTCTTTGGCTGTTTTTTCGGCATGCAAATGCGCGACGGTAGCATCCAACAAATCAGCGATCTCCGAAAGCTTCCGCGCTTCCTGGACATCCCGCACGCGGTGAATACGCGCGGCTACTTCATCCACGGCCGTGAGCACGCGCGGATCGTTGTCCTCCACGCGCTCTGGTGCGTCGAGCGCTTCGAACACGCGCTTTTCTAGTTCGGTATAGCTTTCTCGATCCTCCGGATCTACTATCCGGTCTAGCTGGTCTCCGAACAACTCCCGGAGGCGCTCCCTATTCTTGTCGTTCAATCTTCCCATTTTCGTGCTCCCTTCGTGAACCGTCCAGGATTCGAACCGGCCTAAAAGCCCCAAGGCACGGCTCTTGCGCCTTTCGGCGCGTGTGCTCACTCCGGTTTCAATGCCTTCCGGAAAAGCTTTTGCACATCGTCATAGCCTTTCAGTGCGGCCGGGCCTTCTCCGAGAACGGCCCGAAGCACGGCATTGGCCAACTCGATGTTTTCCGTGCCCTTGCCGTAGGGTTCCTCTTTCGTCGCGGCCGTGAGGTAGGCGAATTTCTTGACCTGCGCAGCGGTCATTTTGGCCGACGTTTCCTTGGCCTCTGCCGGCTTGGTCTCTCCCTTCGAGTGGTTCTCTTTCTGCTCCTTCTTGAGCTTCCGAACCTGCTCCGCCTGGGCTTGCCCTTTCGTGTTCTTGGCCGTGGCCAGCGCGGCCGCTTGGTCCTTCGGAGCCATCGTTCCGATCGTGGATGCGGCTTTGGCCGTAATCTCACCTCGGGCCACGGCTCCAATGGTTTCGCTCCCGGCTTGGAGCATATCGAACCATGCGCGCACGGCCGGGACGCCCACGGCAAACACGCGTGAGATCTCCTCGTTCGTCCTGCCGGCCGCACGGAGGCGCTCCGCTTTCCTGGCTTTGGCCAAGAGAGAATCGCCTTGTCGGAACCCTTCGTTCTCGATGATCAGTGACGCAAGCGGATCGTAGTCATCGATCACGCACTTGATCAGGATCTCTGATTTCATCAAGCGCTGCGCTTCCCGGGCGTGCTTCACGCGCTGGCGTCCGGTCACCACGAAGACTCGGTTCTTCGGATCGCTCTTGGCTCGGCGGACCTTGATCGGTTCCCTCACGCCGTGCTCCGCAATGCTCGCCACGAGATCCGGGTTGATCGGGAGGTTGATCCGATCGGGATCCGCAAGGTCCGGGTACTCCTCCGCAGGGCAATCAAGGCCCACGATCGTGAGATCTGCACACGGAATGTTCACGCCGGTAAACGTGCTTTCCGCCTTGAACGTTTCTTTCAGCGAAGCTCCCATTCTATTACACGCCTTTCTTTTCTTTGATCGTTCGTTTGAGATCGGCCAACGTTGCGTCGATGATCCGATCGGATACGGAGAAGAATGCGGCCCATTTGGCATCGAAGCTACGCCTTTGCAACTCGCACCAATTCGTGAACATCTCGTTCCGGAATCGATACATCGCAACCGAGCCGGCAATGTTTGCCGTTCTGTTTGCTAGCTCCACTGATGTCGTAGCGTCTGACGAAGTCCGGAGTATTGCCATTTGTAGTGAAGCAGAACGACTTGACCGAACAAGGCAGCGCGCTTTTGCTCATGCCTGGATCGGGAGATCTTGTTAGTGTCGAACGGCCGGGTTGTGTGCTCGAAAGCGTAGGCGTCTGCCGCTGCAAGAACGAAACTAGCGATGAACAGGTCCAAGGTTTTCCCTTTCTAAGCGCCATCCGTGGCACTGTCAAGGACAAGATCCGGGATCGGATCATGCCCTTTGCAGTGTCGCGGATGTCAATCGCGCCCTTCTTGTTTGAGCCAGTAGTCTCGTCTTTCGATCTCCTCTTGCTCGTCTGCGCGTGCGCGGAGTCTTTTCATCACTTGCTCGTGTGTTTCTCCTTTCTTGACGTCTTCTGACCAGCCGAACCAAACCTTCCCCACCGGTTGGCCACGATGTCCGAAACGCCCAACCTGGATCGATCGTCCGTAGGAAACCGAATCGTTATGGTCAACCAAGCTGTTTAAAACACGGGTCAAAGCAATGACCAGTCTTCGCATGTCCGGTACCTCCAACGCCGCAAGGCCCAACCTTTCGGTATGGGCCGGGCCTTGCGTGGGTGCGGGTTACTCCGCGTCTGCGAGCATTTGTTGCAGGATGTCCGATCCGACCGTTGCCGGGTTGGCTCCGGAGGCCAGCGCGTCCGGGACAGTCATTGCCTGGATCTCTCCGTTGCTCATGATCATTTCGATCTTGAGGAGAATCTCCTCCACGTCTTCTCCGCGCTTGCCGAGAAGCATCGAGTCCAAGCGGTTGCCTCCGCGGAGCTTGCGTGCGTCTCCGCTCTCCGTACGGTCGACCAAGTACGTGGCCGCGTTCCAAAGCGACGCTAGCGAGTTGCCAGCGGCGTTAATCGGCATTGCCGCTGCGATGCGACCAGCGGCCCGGGCGTTCTCCGCGCGCGTCTTGGCGTTGGGCGTGGCGTCTTCCTTGGCGGCCGGGAAGAGAAGATCGAAAGCCTTCTCCGCGTTGGTGCGATCCATGCGGAACGTTTCCGCCGCGTGGTACATTTCTTTGACCTTCTCGCCGGTCTTGATGGCATCACCCACGGACGCGGTCAGTGCCTTGATCTTGTCGTGAATCGATGAAGTGTGGCGGAACGCGGCCATGCCGTGCCCGTCGCTCCGGATTGCTGCGGAGAGAGTATTGCAGCAAACGACTCGCACCGAGGTGTGGCCGCATCGAAACTTCTGCGAACCGTCGAAGCTGTCGACCATGACGAAGTAAGTCCGGATGCCGTTCGACTCGCCTACCTCGAAGGTGGCGACGATCACGCGGCCGTTCCGGAGCGAGAATGCGCCCGTGGGCTTTGCTCCGGCAGTCACGGCCGCCGCGATGAGATCGCGCCAAGCTTCCGGCGTGGCCGGTTCGTACTTGTCGCCCACGACTCCGACGACGTCCGCGGAGCTGTCCGCGTAGGTTGCTACGACTGCATCGCGATAGCACTTGAGGCCGGCAACGGTCATGAGCGCGGCCGTGGAGACGTGCGTCGGCCAAGCACGCACGCGCTCTCCGTGAGCGATCATCTCCTTCGCGTCGGCCATCGTGCCGATCTCCTCCAAGCCGTGCCAAGAGGAATCAACGAGAACACCACGGGTAAAGTTTGCGGTCATTTGGTTATCTTCCTTCCGAAGCATCGTGTGCTTCTAAGGAGCAAGATAGGCTTCCCACGGAACCGTGTCAAGTGTGTCGTGGTCGATTTCATCAAACAGCGAGAAAAAGGCTTCTGCACCGTGTCACGGTTGGCGCTTCCGGAGCACGCCATCCGCCGTCCGTTGCACCCAAACAGGGGAAACGCGGCGAACGCGGAATCCGTCTGGCGTTTCCTCGATCTTCAGGTAGCTCACGCCAAAAGAGAGCGCGTCGAAGATCGCAAGCGCGCAGTCTTCCGAAGAAAGCCGCGCGATCATCTCCGGCCCGGCTTCGCTTGCTCGCTTGATCATCCCGCTACCTTCCTCACGCTCCAAAGGATTGTCTTCGAGTGCTTGTCCTCGTGGCCGGTCACGGCAAACCCGCCCACGTTCCGATCCCGCAATCGCTTCAAGAGCAACGCCAGCCGGATGGCCGTGGGCCGCTCGTGAGCCTTGAGGCGGAGCGCGGTTTCGACAGCTCCGCGGAGCCGTTCGAATTTCGGGGAATGCCAAGAACTGAGTAGGTCTTTCGCGGCCCGAGGCGTGTGGGCGTTGGCCTCCCAGTGCACGAGCGCTTCTAGGAATCCCTGCACCAGCTCTTGGTTGCTATCGCCCAGCTCGTTCGCATAGACCAAGCCCTCTCGGCTTTCTCCAACGTCTCCGAGCCCGTGGAAGGCAACGCAAGCCGCGACGGTATCGCGCCAACCCTCGAAGCTTCCCCAAGGCGCAAGGCCAGCCGGGACCGGGCTACCCGCGGCAACCCAAGCGCGCCAAAGGCTCACCAGCGCGGCCGTGAATGTCCGCCGATGCTCCCACACGAACGCGTCAAAGTTAGGCTCCGCCAGATCGGTGCGAAGCTCCGGCCGTTCCTCTTTTGGTGAGATCCGGATGTGCACGATCCTCCGGTGCATGTCCGGGCCGATGCTGCAATTGTTGGCCGTGACGTGGAAGATCGTCCGGTTCTTGACCGTGCGTTTCTCCGTTTGGCCAAGGATACGATCCTCCCATTCATCAGCCGTGAGCATCGCGGTTAGCGTGTCTCCGCCGAGCTGGATCGATACGTTGTCAAAGCGAATCACGCGGCTTCCGCCGAACACGCTGGCGGAGATTGTCTTGCGCCGCTCTTCCTCGTTTCCGCTGAACGGCCCAAAGGGCGCATCGCGGCCCATTGCAGCAACGCAACAGAACCGGGAGAGCTTCCCTTTGCCGGCTCCGGCCGTGGGTGCGTCAAACAGGAAGAGCGGTGTCGGTCCTTCGAATGCGTGGCGAAGGATTGGCGTGAGCGCAGCGCAGTAGAGCGCTGTTCGGTTCACGGGCCGCGCGAACTGAAAATTCTGGATCGCGTAGTCAATCACGCGCAAGGCTTGTTCCGGCGTGATCGACAAATCGTAGGCCCCGTCAAGCCGTAGGAAGATACCGCTTGCTTGGTCGTAGCCGCTCGCGTTCAGCACACGCCCGTCCGGGAGCGGTACCGGGCTCGTGCTGATTCCCCGGAGCACGCGTGCGTGCGGGAAGGCGGGTTGGGCCACTAGCTCCTTCACGACGCGCTCCGGAACCGGAAGCGGCCGCCCGGTCGTGGCTCGGAAGGTAATGCGCCGGCCAATCTCCGCCGCTATGTGGATCTCGTGCGCGCTGCGAATGGTCATCGCTCCGGAGTCCGTGTCGAGTCCTGGAATGGGATCTCCGTACGCAACTTGCACAAGCCGGCCGCTCTGTTGATAAAGCTCCGTCTCGCCTAGCGCCTGCTCTGCAATCTGTGAGGCCTCGTGGAGTTTCTCCGGTTCGTAGATTATCTGCCGGGTTTCGTCGCGTGTGTTTTCCGGTACCGCGAGCCACTCTTGAACCTGCCGGACAGTCGCGGTGCCTACGGCTTTGGCAAGCGTACCCCAGCCGGTTAGTCGCTCGCCTCGGGCGTGAACCTCCAACGAATGCGCTACCATGTTCGCGCGCTTCGAATCGTCTCCGCACACGGCCGTGATGAAACCGAGCGTCTCTTCCGCTTGCCAACCGGATTGAATCAGCGCGCCAGCAAGGGCAAGGCTCGTCTCGTGGCGTCCACCTTCCGGCCAATTGCGCACAAGAAGGGTTGCAGCTGCAAGCGCGGAGAAGCGCGCGGTTAGTTCGTCGTAGCTCACGCGTGCGATTGGCGGAGCGTTGGGCGTGAATTCGATCAGTTCCGGCGTGGTTGGCTCGCCCGGGAGTAGGCGTTGCTTGGAGTCATACGTCGGCGCACGGTAAGAGCCCGGGAAAACGGTTTGAAGTCCGGTGAACCGAAACTCCAAAAGCATCTTCTTCTTCGTCTCCTTGAATTGGAGCGAGCGCGCGTGATCGCCAGTGACCCAATAGAGATAGTGACTCCGTGGTTTGCTTGCGCGTCCGAACGTGAGCGTTGGCGGGAGAAAGTAAGGCGCGAGGTCGACAGCTTCCTTGCAGTCTAGATCTCCGTCTCCGAGGTTGCCGCTCGGTTCTCCTAGGAGTACGCCAATGTTCTCGTACTTGTCTTGCAACAAGTTTTCGGTTGCGTGTGTGAGCGTGCGTAGCTCCCACCCGCGTTCGACCGGACCCTTGCGGCCCCGAGGAATCGGGACAGTTGTCCAGCCGGCTTGCTGGTATAGCCGGACCCATTCCAGGATCTCCGTGTTCACGAGGATAGAACCGTGAAGGTTTCGAGGTCTTGCGCCGCGATCTCCCGGTTGACCTTGTGTCCTCGCACGGCCGGCTTGCCGGCCACCTCCCACCGGTCGATCCAGCGGTAGAGCGTGCGTCGGTCCACGCCCATGATCCGGGCAACCGCAGTCACGTTGCCATCGTGTTTGAACAGCAAAGCGCGCACATACAAGAGCGTTAGAGAGTCAAGCGTCAGCATTCCGGCCACAGTCGCACGGTTGCTGTCCAGTTTGCAAGCGATCAGTGTGCGAAATTTGCCGGGAATCTATGGCCCGTGTGGCAGAATGGTTGATGTATGGTCATGTATGGCCGCGGGTAGTTGCATATGGTCACGTATGGTTTTCTAGAAACCTTGCGGGTAGTGCGTAGAGTTGCGGTAGTTTTCCCAGCCCTCCCAGCTCCGTACATGTGTCCCTCCCTCTTTGACACTATATGACGATATATAAATAACTAGGTTAGGAGTTTTTTTGGAGCCGTTGAGTATATAGTAGGTTTATATAAAACCATACGTGTATGGTCATTTGGAGAGGGACACATGCACGGAGCTGGAAGGGCTGAGAAAGGATGCGCAACTCTACGCACTACCCGCAAAGTTTCTAGAAAACCATACGTGACCATATGTGACACGTGTGGGTCTTGATTTGGGCGTTCAGCTTGATCTAGGCTCGTGTGCGTGGTGTCGGAGAGCGTCCCGGAATTGCGCGTGAGGTACGGAGCACGTGGCCTAGAGGCCTCGGGTGATGGCGTGCACTGGTTTGCCTGGACGCCTCCGCCTCCGGCCGGGAGCGTGCTCGTGCGCAAGAGCGAGCTATCCGGACTCCTGGAGCAGTCGATCGACGGCCGCACGTGGTCCCTGTTCGTGACCGAAGATGAGCACGCCCGGAACATTCGGATCTTGAGCTACTGCCGGGACGCGGCGGAGCGCATCGCCCACGATATGGCCGATGGGAAAATGCCGCTCACGCGCCCAGCCGAGATCAAGAGCATGACCGAGACGGCATTGCTCTTGGACGGCAAGACGCGAGCGGGAGAGAAGGCCGGAGGCGGAGCAGGGTCCGGAGAGCTGCGCATTCCAGACTTTTCACAATGCACTCCGGACGAACTAGAGATCGTGATCCAGTACGGAGTGATTGAGCAAAAATACTCCCGCTGATTTCTTGGCCCGTTCAGTGCGTGCGCAGTATTGCCACAACCAGGAGCAACCGAGTAGGTTGCACACTAGGAGACTGCAAACACATGCACATCATGAGCGATAATAGGATTTGGTTGAACACAACCGCGAAGCTCGGCTCGGTTGAGCTTGGATTGGTGGAGGTTGATCTCGATCAACCCGTTCCGGTTGAATTGACGGAGAAGGCTTGTCGGACGCTCGGAATCAGTCGAGAGCAATTGATCGAGGCACGCGCGTGCGTTCGGAGGCGCAATGCTTCGGATGCCGATCCCGTTCAAACCCAACCCGAGCCCGCGACCAAACCCAACCGATTCCAGCGCCGAGCCGGAAGCGTCAAAGCGCGGAAGGCAATGCGCAAAGCCGGGCGGCCATGAGCACAACCGCGCAAGCTTTTATCTGGGGAGTTATCGTTGGCATTCTGGCCTTTGCCACGTACTTGGCAATGGTCGTGGAATTCGGAGACGACGACGAAACCGACGATGACTAGATGCCACAAGGGCACGCACGTGCGCAGGTGCCGCAAGGCCCGGCCGCTTTGCAGGGAACGCCGGAAAGAATCCGAGAACCGCAAGCCGTGCGAGTGCGCCGCCTATTCCTTCCCGCATCGCAACGGCTCCGGGCATTGCGGCCATCCGGAGCGGCGCATGCTGGAAGAACAGGAATGGTACGAAACGCGCGAGGCTCTTGCACGTGAGCGCGGCGCGGCGTAGGAATTGCGCATGCAATTTTTTCAAGAGATCAATAACGGCGCAACTCCCATTCCCCTGGACGCGAGTCCGAACCTCACGCCTCCGAATCCGTCCCGGATCGTTCGCATTCCCAAAGGCGAAAGGGTGCAGGTTCTTTCGGCTACTCCGGCAGTGCAGGCGCAAGCGCTCAACGGAACCACGTGTACGCTCCGCCTTTGGGCGCTCGAAGAAAGCACGGGCACTTGGGTTGTGATCAGTGCCGGAGACGTCACAACCACGCCACCAGCCGATACCACGTCCAGTGGATCCGGATTCATCGGGATCTGCGCATTGCCGGACGCGCAAGTATTCATGCAAGTGGTCGCGAACACGGGCGTTACCAAGGTTGGTTGGTTCCTCGCGGCTTGACGAAACCGAAGCGCGCGCGTAGTGTCTGAGGACTTCGTGCGGAATGGGCCGCGTGCGGTGCTCCTGGGCGGCCCGGGTTAGGTAGCGGTGCTCCTGGGCGGCCCGGGTTAGGTAAACGGCTCGGGTATGTCGAGCAAAGGGACCTAACCCGGGCCGTTTTTTAATGGTATGCTCCGGCTTGTGGGCATGTTGCCCACGCAAAGGAGCACGGCCATCGACTGAACCGAGTCCAGACCGCCCAAGTTGCCCGGGTCTAGATGGGACCCGGGCAATTTCTTTTCCGGGGCCGTTTTTTAATGGTATGCTCCGGCTTGTGGGCATGTTGCCCACGCAAAGGAGCACGGCCATCGACTGAACCGATTTCAAACGCCCAAGTTGCCCGGGTCTAGATGGGACCCGGGCAATTTCTTTTCCGGGATCTGTGAAGCCCTGCGCGTGCTAGCGTCGAAGCGTGACCACAGAAGAGTTGACTTGGCAAACCGATCTAAACCACGCCTTTTCTCCGAGCAGCGCAGGAGACTTGGCTCAGTTCGACGTCTGGTACCTCAAGTCGCTTTGTCTCGGGACGGGCATCACGCTCCGGGATACGTCGCAGAATCCGATCGGATCTCCGTCCGGCGTTTGGACCGTTATCGACTGTAGCGACAGCGTCTCCCACACGGCCTCCGACCTTTGGACTTCGACCTATACGCCTTCGAAGTTGGTTTGGTGTACCGCGGACAATGCCGGACAAGCGCACTCATGGATCTTGCTGAAATCACCGCACGCCACGCCGGTGTACATGCTGATCCAGTGCTTGGACAACTCCGGCAACAAGTCCAGCATCCACATTGAGACCAGTTGCACTGCACCAACCGGTGGGAGCATCACGGCCCGGCCCACGTTTACAAATGCGTGGTACCACCACGGTCCGACGTCGCAAGTACAACACGTCAATAATGCTTCGCAGCCTAGCCATTTTCACGGATGGTTATCGACCACTGGCGATGTGATGTTTCTATATTCCCGGGACGGTGCGGGCTTTCCAACCAAAGCGCACTTTCTTCGCCAAATGGTAGACACCGAGTCCGGCGAGGCTTCGCCGATGGTCTCGTATTTCGAATTCAACGACAGCAACGGAGTCTTTCAACTCAATCAATATTTCAGCGGTTCTGGTGCTGTAAACTCGCTTGGGTGGGGAGGACGATCGTTTGTCACGGCAACCGCGGCCGTTGTCTATCAAGCGATCCTCCCCTACTACAGCTCAAGCGCCATTCAGGTGGCAACCGCAGTCAACGCCATAACGGGCAAGGCACCGGATTTCCCAGTGTACCTCTATTGCAGTACGGCCGGACAGAACTGGAAACGCGGACGCATTCCCGACATATCCACGCTGCCTAACGTCATAGGCGCGAATAAGGTTGAGCCGAGCAGCGGTCCGCCGTTCGGATCGCTATGCGTTGGCAATCCCTCTAGCGGGCAAGGTTATGTTGCGATGCCATGGCCGGGCATGGCGGCCGGTCCGTCGTGGTGAGGTGAACCGTGGCAACGTTTGACCGGTTCCAGACACCACCTCCGCCGAACCAATTCCGTGGTCCGTACGTGAGCGTGTCGACATACACGGGCCGATTTCAAACGCCCGTGTTTTCCTCGTTCACCTTGCCCACGGTCGGGAGCCAGGTCCCGGCTCCGGGAGCGTCAATCATTCCGGCGCAAGCCGTGACCTTTCTCGTGTCCGGGATCTTCGCACCGTTTCCGGTCACGCTCATTTATCCGAGCGGTAAGACTGAGGTGGTTTGGGATGGCCAAGCATTCACGGCCGCATTCACGACCGGGAGCACGGCCGATGCAGTCGTAGCGGGGAAACAAGCGTTCTCCGTTCGGCGGCTTGGCGGTTGGCAAGAATCGCCCACGTTCCTGATTCCGGTTGGTGGACGACTCGGATAGAACGCCGCGCAAGGGAAGGCGCGCGCAAATGAACACGGAGCCTTTTCAGCATTCGCGCTATAGCCCAGCGGCCCGAGACGTTGCACTAGTCCGGGCCGGAGGCCTGCACATGTTCACGCGCCTTGCGTGGAAGCATGCGGAGCCTAGCGCCTCGTTCTCCGACAATTGGCACATCGGACTAATCGCGCGCGAGCTAGAGGCCATATCCCGAGGCGAGACCAAGCGCGCGATCATCAATCAACCTCCGGGCACAACCAAAAGCCTGATGACAGGTTGCTTTTGGGTTGCGTGGGATTGGATCGAAAACCCGTGGCGTTTCTGGTTTTTCGCAAGCTACGCGCAAAGCTTGTTGAACGACACGACCACGAAGCTAGAGCGCCTCTTGCGTTCACAGTGGTACGTCGAACGTTGGGGAACGAAGCTCCCGCCAGTGATCGGTATTTCGGACTTCGAAACAAGGGAAGGCGGCGGCCGATTTAATACCAGCTTCGGAGGCGGAGGCACGGGCCGCCATGCGCATATCCAAGTTATTGACGATCCGATCAAGCCTCGCGATGCGAACGGCGGAGCGGCCGTAACCAAGGCCACACTGGACAAGGTCCGGGATACCTTCGCAAACACGTTTGCAAGCCGCGCCAAGGACCCTAAGACGTTCGCCCGGGTCGTGGTTATGCAGCGCATCCACGAAGATGACTTGACGGGTTTCTGTCTAAGCCAGGGCGGTTGGAGGCACGTGCGGCTCCCGCTCTTGTGCGAGGCGGAAGAGAAGCATCCGGAGGATCCGCGGACCGAAGGCGAAGCGCTGGACAAGAACCGCCACGACATCTTGACGATTGAACAGATCAAGAAAGACATGGGACCGGACACGTTTGCAACGCAAGCGCAGCAACGGCCCACGGTTCCGGGAGGCCAGATCCTTCGTGCGGCGTGGCTCCGGCCGTTTCTCGTTGATCTGGAATACGTGCGCAGTCTCCGAGGCGTGCGTAAGCAGTCGTGGGATCTCGCATTCAAAGACGCGGAACATTCCGATTTCGTGGCCGGTCAATGGTGGCTCCGTGCCTTCCTAGAAGGCAAGAACGCGAAAGGCGACACGATCAAGGAAGCGCACTATTTCCTATGCGACGAGCCGGTATTTGATCAGCTCGGTTTCGTGGAAACGATCGCGGCAATCCGGAGCAAGCGCTACACATGGCCAAGCACGGAGATACTAATCGAAGACAAGGCCAACGGCCCGGCCGTGGATTCTGCACTCCGTCACGAGATCCCAAACATCCGAATGATCGAACCGCTCGGGAGCAAGATCAGCCGAGTGCATGCGTGCGCTCCGGTCGTAGCCGATGGCAAGGTGCATCTCCTCCGAGGACCGAGCACCGATCGGATGATCAAAGTCCTAACGCAATTCCCCCGCGTGCGTCGTGACGATGAAGTGGACGCGTTCAGTCAAGCGATCCTGGAAATGAAAAAGGCAGCGAGCTTCGAGGAAGCTATGCGCGTGGTCCGCGGAGAAGCGTGATAGGGTATGCGTGCGACCATGAGCCTTTCCGAGACAATCACGCGCCTTGATAGCTGGCTAAACTCGCTAACCGGGTTCGGCATCCAAGGCAGAGACCGAGCCGTCTCTACTACGTTTTGCAAAGACCTTTGGCTTACGTGGGCGGAGCTGTCCGATCTCTACCACTACGACGCACTTTGCCGGCGCATCGTCTCGATCTTCCCGCAAGAGGCGCTCCGTAGGAAGTGGACGATCGAAGGCCCGGACGAGCAACGGGCCGCGCAGATAACCAAGATCATCAAGCAATTGGAGGTAGTCCAAAAGGTGCGCGCGGCGGCCGTGTGGGGTCGGCTCTTCGGAGGCTCGGTCGTGGTTTTGGGCATTCCCCAGAACGTGGATCCGCGCTGGGAGTTGGAGATCGACGGCCCGACCCCGATCCGGTTCCTGGACGTTTACGACGTCCGGCGCGTGTGGTGGGATCAGACGTACTCCGACCCACGCACTCCGAGCTACGCAAAGGCGCAAGTCTTCCGGATCACGCCCATGTACGGGCAGCAATTCTTCGTGCACCGCTCGCGTTGCCTCGTGTTCGGCGGAGCGCTCACAGCCGACCAAGAGAAGGAGACGCGTGCGGGTTGGGATGCGTCAATCCTGCAAGCACCCTACGACAAGATCCGGGACTTCCAGAATTCTTACGGGAGCCTCGTGCACTTGCTCTCGGATGCATCCACGGCCGTGTTCAAGATCCGCGGCTTGCTGGACATGATCGCGAACAAGACGAACGAAGACGTCTCAACGCGGATGCAGCTCATGGATCTCATGCGCTCCGTGTTCCGCTCCGTGGTTCTAGACGCGGACCAAGGCGAGAGCTTCGACAAAGTGCAAACGCAATTCTCCGGCGTTGGAGACGTTGTGGAGCACATCAACGGGTTGATCTCGTCAGTCACCGAGATCCCGCAAACGGTTCTGTTTGGGCGCTCTCCCGCAGGAATGAACGCAACCGGAGAGAGTGACATCCGGATCTGGTACGACCGGATCGAGAGCTATCACAAGGAAGAGATCGAACCGCAGCTAGAGCGCATCCTGGAGATCATCGCTCCGGATGAAGGCTACAAATTCAAATTCGTTCCGCTTTGGCAACCGCTCCCGAAGGAGCAAGCCGAAACGCGCAAGCTCAACGCGGACGCGGACGCGGTCTATATGGATCGCGAGGCGCTCATGCCCGAGGAAGTCACGCGCGCACGGTTCGGACCGGACGGCCCGCAAGAGGACATCGTGGCGGATATGACGCTACGGCTCCAAGCCGGAATCAAGCCCACGACGCTACCGCCAACCGCCGCAGCGGCCAACGCCACGGCACCAACCACGATGAAGTGAGGGAACGATGATTGATGAAAAGTATGAATATGAAACGTTCGACGTTCCGGTGAAGGACAACCGGATCGTGCTCCCGCTCCCGAAAACGCTCACGGATGAAGGTTGGGAGCATCAGATCGAGGAGCATCATCTTTCAGAGATTCGCACCGAACGTGCATCCGCTCCGTTGCAGCTCCGTCGACTGCTTCCACTTCCGTCTCTTGCCGCTTGCCGGCTTCGTCCGCCCACGGAGTGAGACAACTCGCCGCGCATTGAATAGCGGGCCGTGTGCTATGCGTTTTCCTTCGAAGGGAAGGCGTCATGACGGACAACTATTTTAAGGTCGGGAATATCTTTATCTTTTTCGAGAATTCCGAAACCGGAGCACTCGCCGCGCACGAGCAAGCGCGCGACGTTTCGGCAAACCTCGGAGGCGTGAGCATTTCCCATTTCCGGGATCCGCGCGGGATCGCGCTCTACGCCCGGGCGGAGTATCGGCACGTCAAGGAAGGCGCGGAGGAGAAGCGTGCCGAGTGCAAGTGCCGCGGACAGTGCCCGATGTGCGAACAGCTCACATGGGCCGTGGCACAAGCGCGCCATGTCTATGTCCACTCCGGGGAAAGCAGACTGATCGGAGAAGGGCTGTGAAACGCAATCTCATGCGGGAGATCTTCGGGCCGGATCTCGTGTTCATTCCTTGGAAGCGGTTGATCATGATGCTCGTCGACCTGGAGGAGACGCGCGAAGATCTTGCACTCGAATTGCATCACGCAATCGGAGATCGCAAGGACGTGATTCAGGCCGCACACAATGCAGTGGTGGAGCGCCATTCGTTCCTTCTCGACCTGGCACGTGAAGCGTACGCACGTGGTTGGGATGATCTGGCGCTTTGGCCCGATGCGAAAGCACTGAGCAGGTACAAGAAAAACCAACGCGAAGCGGGCCGGGCGAATGACGTGATAGAAGCAAATGAGGTTCGCCGCCAATTCAACCTCCCGCCGCATGCGCAAGCTCAAGCGTTTCAGAACTAAGCTACAAGCACCCAAGCCTCCGATGGTTGCTGCGATGGGTTTGGTGAAAGCCTATCGCGACAAGGTTGTCGGAGGCGTTCGTGCTTCCGTGAAGCGCCACATACTGGACGAGTGGAACACCAACGCTATCGCGTTCGGTCCTAACTTCGGGCACCGCGATAGCGCATGGATCAACCGAAGGATCTCCAACGTCAAAGCCGACGCGAAGCAAGCGATCCGCGACACTGTCCCGGACGTCGAACTAGCGGCCACGCGCGTGGACACGAAGAACAAATCCGAAATGGCCCGGCTGATTCCCGTGAGCATTCGGAAAGAAGTGGGCGGCCACGAGGCCATCGACAAATTTCGCCAAGCAAATTTGGATCGCATCACGTCCTTGACCGATTCCGGGATCGAAGAATTGCGGGATCTCTTAGAAGATGCCGAGATCAAGAGCATGCGCGTGGAGGATCTAGCCGACCTAATAGAGGAGAAGCTAGGCGTGAGCGAGTCCAAGGCAGCGCTCTTGGCTCGTGACCAAACGCTGAAACTCAACGCGGCACTCACGCAAAAGCGACAGACGCAAAGCGGGATCGAGAAGTACGAATGGTCAACGTCCGACGATGAACGCGTGCGGCCGGCGCATGCGGATCTAGACGGTCAAGAATTCTATTGGTCGGATCCTCCGGTCACGAACGACGACGGAGACGAGAACGCACCGGGCGAAGACTATCAGTGTAGGTGCGTGGCGATTCCGATACTCCCGGACCTTCCGGACGACGATGACACCGACGATGCAGAAGACGAATGACGATTGGCCGATTCACGAAGGCCATGTGATCGTTTGGTGCCTTCTCGTGTGTTTGGCCATGATCGCTATGTCCTACGCGTTGCAAGGATGCCCTGGTAATGTAAACGCGTGGAGAACGACGCACGGAACGAGGCAGCGAACGCCGCACGCAAAGACGCAACCGATAGGGGCGTGCGACGCGTAAGCCGTAGAGATCTAACGGAACAGATCCGGGATGTGCAGGCTACGCCTAGCGGCGGCCGGAGACTGCAAGGCAATTACTCCCGTGTAGGCGTGTTCAATTACCGCCAACCTGACGGGAGCTTGCAGCGTGAGTTTCGGCCTCCGGAGGAGGTGTTTCACCCGGATTCCGTGGCCTCGTTCGTGGGTGCACCGATCACGATTCTGCACCCACCGGACATGGTCGATCCGGCCAATTGGAAAGAGTACAGCATCGGCCATGTGCTGAATTCCTCGGCCGCTCCGCCTTTCGTGGGCGGACATGTGGACATCAACCATTTTGACGGCATCGACAAGATCGACTCCGGAGAGCTGAAAGAGATGTCTACCGGCTACTCCGCGGACATCGATCCAACTCCCGGAATTTGGGAGGGTCAGCCGTATGACGTCGTTCAGCGTCGGATTCTCGTGAACCACGTGGCGTTGGGTCCGAATGGTTGGGGAAGACAAGGACCGAGTGTTTCCTTGCGCAGTGATTCCGCATTCGCTATCAGTGCGGATATGGCCGACGAGAAACAGACGAACAAGCGCGTTGCAGTGGTCGACGGAATTCCCCACGACCACGGAAGCGATTCCCACATCGGTGCTTTGCAAAAGCAGATCTCAGATCTTGCGGCCGGGAAAACCACGGCGGAGACGCGAGCCACGACCGCGGAGAATTCGCTGAAAAAGGCGGAAGAGCGGAGCGACGCGAAGATCATCGCCAAGCGAGCAGGCGTCCGCGCCAATCTCATCATCCGCGCTCGTCACGCGATGGCCTATCGCGCTCGACTCGACGGCAATAGGAAGGCCTACGATGCTGCGTTCCGGTACCTGGACGCGGACGACGAGGAAGCATCCACGGCAACGGACGGAGACATCGTCAAGAAAACCCTCTTGGCTATGTGCCCGGGCTATCCGGTGGACGATCTTTCCGATGATCAGCTCGTGGGCGCGCTTCACGCGATGGCCCACAAGATCGGCCCGGACGGCAACGGAGCCGCAACGGAGCCGGATGTAGACGACGTGGAGCCGGAGAACGACGACGCGTATGGCATGGAGGACGCTGGCGGACAGCAAAACGGCGTTTTCCCCGATAAGGATATGCCGGGCGTCCCGAGCAAGGATGCCGGAATGGTTCCGCAACCCTCAGGCAACGTGATGTCCAAGGAGAACGACGCTCCTCCGGACAAGCAAAGCCCGGGCGGCGCTGCGATGAAGCCTCCGCCGCGTCCGTTCGACAAGAAGGACTCTTGGGATCAGCGGTTCGTTCCGCGCGGTGCATTCGTTCGCACCGATTCCCGGGACGGGAAGGGCGTTCCTGCGAATCAGGAAGAGCGAGCAGGCAAACGGCAAGAGACGGAAGCGGAAGCGCGTCAGCGAGTCAACAAGCGCGACACGAACCGATGGCAAGATCCGCAAGGACGCTTCGGCCTCGGCGCCAAGAAGTAATCGGCCCGCAGTCCAAACCAAACCACCAACTTTTCACGATACGGAGAAAAAATAGCCATGCCGCAATTGACCTACACCTTGGATCCCGCGATTGCGCTCCCGGGTCAAATCTTCGACTCGAATACCGCGCACGTCGATTCCGGTGCGGTGCAAACGGCGGCCGGTCTCACCTCGGGCCGGTTCTGCAAGCTCGGTTCACAGAGCAACCCGACTGCCGGACCTGCGCAACTCAGCTTCGACGCGATCAGCTCCAACGCGGATGCCGTGTTCGGTTGCCTCGTTCGCAAAGTCATGGCGGAGCCAAGCACTCCGGACTTCCCGCAATTCGCGGAAGCCGGCGCAATGCGGCGCGGACGCATCGCGGTGAACACGTCCGGAGCCGTGGCCCGAAACGCCGCGCTCTATGTCGTGGCATCCGGAGCCAACGCCGGCCAGCTCACGACCACGAGCACGAGCAACATCGCGCTCAAGAACGTGGAAGTCCTCGTTCCGAGTGCGGCGGATCAGGGAATCGCCATCATCGACATCAACTTCCCGGGCGAGAGCTGATCTCGTTCGGCACAAATTCCCACCAACTTTCACGAGACGGAGAAAATAGAAATGCGTCGGAACATTTTGGACTCGGCTTTCAACAGGGCGGCAGTCGCAACCCTTGCGGCGATCGGCGTGCTCGGCTCGGTCCAAGATGGCCGACGTTTCGACGCCGGAGAAACCGCGACCTTCACGCGCCAGCTCGAATCCGTGAAGGTTCAGATCGTAGAGGCGCTCTATCCTGATCTGAAACTCCCGGACATCGTCCCTCTTGCCGGCAACATCGATGAGGGTGCGGATACTTTCGTTTGGCGCGAATTCGATCACGTAGGTCTTGCGAAGATGATCTCGTCCTACGCGACGGATCTCCCCGAAGTGGACATGTTCGGGAAGGAAAACAAGACTTCGATCGAGAGCATCGGAGCCGCGTACTCCTACAGCATCCAGGACGTGCGCCGCGCTGCGATGGCGAATCTCCCGCTCGAAGCGCGCAAGGGCGTGCTCGCTCGCGAGATGATCGAGCGCAAGATGGAGCACGTTGGCGCGCTGGGCGATGCAACCCGCAACGTGCCCGGTCTGCTCAACAACCCGAACGTTCCGCTGATCACGGCCGGAATCACGGGCACCTGGTCAACCGCGGCGGCCACTGCCGTTCTGGACGATCTCCACATTCTCCGTCTCGCTCCGTGGAAGGCCTCCAAGCAAATCCACACGCCGAACACTCTGCTCCTGGGCACCAATGCCTACGGGTTGATCACGCAAAAGCGGATCTCCGATCTCGTTCCCTCGGAGACGGTCTACAGCACGTTCCTCAAGAGCCAAGATCAGATCAAGCGGATCATTCCTTGGGTCGAGTTGGATACAGCCGGAGCCGGCTCCGTGCCTCGCGCGGTCGTGGGCGCGATCGATTCCACGAACGTGGAAATGGTCAAGCCGCTTGCGTTCGAATCGCTCCCTCCGCAACCGGAGAACCTCCGTTTCAAGGTTCCGTGTCACGGCCGTTTCGGAGGCGTCGTCATCTATCGGCCCTTCGCGTTCGCATACTGCGATCTGCTCGGCTGATTCTTCGTTCCGCGCAAGGCCCGGCCCGCACTGCTCGCAAGAGTGGCCGGGCCTCGGGCCGTTGGAAGGAGCAACAAATGCTCGCTCGATTCTGTCTCATGATGACGCCGTTTCTCCTCGCCACGGAAGGCAGCACGGCCGCTGGCGGCGGATCGCCTCCGATCGAACCTCCCAAACCTCCGCCTCCGCCTCCGCCTCCGCCTCCCGCTCCAGAGCTGGCGACCGTGAGCGAGGTCAAGCGAGTGACGCGAGAGAGCGTCAAGGAGGAGCCTCCGGCCGGGCCGGTAGCAATGCTCGTGAACGAGACTGATCGCGTGCTGTGCTTCGCGCACTCCGCGTTCCACGCCACTCTAGTGGGCGGTGCCTCGGTTCCGGTTCCGACCGAAGCACTCGCGGAACTGATCCACGGCGAGATCCAACGCATCGAACGCGGCGGAGCGAAAACCGGATTCAAGCTGGTTGCCGTCTAAGCAAGACACGCCCAGCAACGGCCCGCACTGCTCGCAAGAGCGGCCGGGCCTTGGGCCGTTGGAAGGGAAGAAAACACACGATGGCACACGAGAATCAGAAACCACCCACGGCACCCACGGACGCGGAGCCGCAACCCGGCCGCATTCGAAACCTCATGTCGCGGCCGCAAATCTTCGCGTTCCCTGTCGTTCTGGAAAAGGACGGCAAGCGCGTCGGACCGACCGACACGAACACGGCCGGTGCAAAAGTCATTCATCCCGAATTCTTCTACATGAGCATTCCGGGCGAAGTCTTCGAAGTCCCTGCGGAGCTTGTGGGCCGCATTCAGGCGGAAATGGCGGAGCATCCGGATCGCCTGGAGGATCGCACGCGCCGAGCAATCAAACCCAAGCAAGGGAAGACTCCGGCCGTATACCACCAGAAATGGGAGTGGACTACGGATCCTCTTCGCACTCCGAAGATGATCGCGGAACAAGCGGACGAAGAAGCGGAGACCAACGGCAACGCGTACCAGGGAGCCTTCCAAGGCTGATCCTACCGGATGGATCTCGCCACGTTCCGATCGCTCCGCCCTGAATTTGAGTCTGTGTTAGACGCTCAAATCTTGGCGGAGCTTGCCTTTGCAACCAACTCACTCGATCCCGCGATCTTCGGATTGGCGATTGATCAAGCGATTGAGTTGCTTGCGGCCCATTACTTGAGCCTCGCACCGGGAGCGCAGCAAGCTCGGTTGGATCCTTCCGCCGCAAAGGATGCCGGGACAAATACAACCTACGGCCGGATGTATCTGACGATCCGGGATCGCGCGGTTGCTTGTCGTAGGATATTCTAACGGCGTGGCCGTTACTGATCGCGATACTGGCTACCGCAAGATCCTTGCCGCGCTAGACAAGGCCCGATCGTTTGCAATGACGATCGGGATTCACGAGGAAGACGGCGGAGCACCAGCGGGCGGAGGCGGCGGAGCAACGGTCATTGAGGTGGCAACGTGGCTCGAATTCGGTACGGAGCACATTGAACCGCGGCCCGCGATCTCTGCATGGGCCGACGAGAACGCATCAAAGGTCACGCGCGAAGTAGGCGACGATATGCGCAAGGCTTTGAAAGCCGGCGTGAGTCCAGCGCAGCGCGCGGATCAGCTCGCGCAAAAATACGCCGGCCAAATCCAGCAAAAGATCGCGGCCGGTATCCCTCCGCCCAACAAGCCCGCGACAGTAAAAAAGAAGGGTAGCGACAAGCCCTGGATCGATACCGGACAGACAAGGTCGAGTATCCGCGGTAAGGTTCAGGCCAAATGATTGACTGGGCAACGGTAGAGCCCGGGTTGCTGACGCTTGTTAAGCAGCTCACGCGGTGCCCACAATGCGTGTGGATTGATCAACCGCGGCCCGCGGTCGTGACGTGCATTGCCTTGCTCGCTCACGTCTCCACGGTTGCTTATTCATCGGGCATGGACAGCACGTACAAGCCGCTTGCGCTTGTTACGCCTCCTGGTTTGACCGCCACGCCCGGCCTCGTTCTCCCGGGCACTGTCGCGCTCGTGAACGGCCAATCCGGGATCGTTCTCTCGACTGCTCCGGATCCGAGTATCGCAATCGAGGCGGACGGAGGAGCGCTCGTGTTCGATGCGCAACCCGGTGTGTCTTACGGTCTCGCGGCGGACATCACAGCGGCCGGAGCTGCAACGCTCTCCGTACCTTTTACCGGCCCGACAACCGCGGCGGCCGTGGCCACGTTCACGAGCGATCTCCTCCACGAAACGATCGACGAGGCGGACTACATCACGATCCGTGTGCGTGTCGAAGCCTACGATCAGCGCTACGGAAAAACGGCCCGGCAATACCTCGAAGCAATGCGCACCACGTGGTGGAGAACGCGCATCACGATCGCTCTTAACGCGCTAGGTCTTGGCTATGTCGACATGGGCACAACCCAAGACTTGAGCGAGACCAGAGACGGGCATCGTGTGTCGATTGCGTCCGCTGATCTCACGTTCCTCGTTCTTACAAGCGATGTTGATCCTCTCGGAGATCCACCGATCAATTCTATGGATCCTCCGGATGCCATTCTCAGCTAAGGTGATTTCAACATGTCGAACCTGAACACGATCGTTGCGGAAACCATCACACGTCAAACGGTTTTCCCGAGTGCTCCCGGGTTTGGGACGCCGATGTTTCTATGCGCGCATTCCTTTTGGCCCGACCGTGCGAAGCGCTTTGAATCGCTCCCGGATCTTCAAGCCGCGGTCGTGGCGGCCGGAGGCAAGGTCACGGATCCGATCTGCAAAGGCGCGGCGGCTGTGTGGGCGAATGAGCCGAGCCCGGACGCGTTGATCATCGGCAAGCGGCTTCTTGCGAGCACGCAAATCGTCAAGCTCTCACCGCTGAACACTACCCCGGGTTATGTGTGGCTGCTTTTCGTCACGGACCAAACAACCGGACTGAAAGAGCCGGTCACGTACACGAACGGAAACAGCGAAACGACGCAAACGATCGCAACCGCGATTGGTGCCGCGATCATGGCCTTGGCATCTGCGGACGTCTCCACTGGCGTTGCAACGTCCGGCGTTCTGCTCGTGACCATGGTCTCCGGAAAGTTGGTGGAGTTTTCCGGACTCCCTCCGGTTTCGATCATGAAATTCGAGGACACGAGCACCGATCCGGGCATCGCCACGGACGCGGCGGCCGTGCTCGCAGCGGCATTGCTCGGCGGATCTCCGCTCTCGTTCTATGGTGTTTTCGTCGATCACTGCTCCAACCTGATTGGGCAAGCCCTGGCGACTTGGGTCGAGTCTCAAAAGCTTTTCTTCGTGGCCCGGACCACGGACACGAAAGCCACGGACTCTTCTTCCACGACGGATCTCATGGCCTACGTTCAGTCCGGAAGCTTCAAGCGGACCACGGTCATGTTCGCCCAGTACAGCGATCAAGACTATCGCGACGGTTGCTTGCTCGGACAGTTGCTCCCGTTGCGGCCCGGTTCCTACACGGCCGCGTTCAAGAACCTTCCCGGGATCCAGGTGGACGCTCTCCAAGATGCAGAGGCCACGAACATCGAAGCCAAAAATGGCATGTGGTACCGCACGATCGGCGGAGCGAATATCACGTACGAAGGCAAGACGGGTTTCGGCGAATTCATCGATATTCCGATCTCGATCGATTACATCGGGCAGAAACTACAATTCGCCTGCTTTGGTCCGCTCGTGGTCGTGCCAAAGGTTCCCTACGTGCAACGTGGGATCGCGGTTCTCGTGGGCGCGATGCAGAGCACGCTGAACGATGAAGTGGAGACGGCGGACAGTCCGCGCATGTTCGCCTCCGATCCTGCTCCGGTTGTGACCGGCCCGAAGATCTCCACGGTCTCGCCTTCCGACAAGAGCACGCGTCGGCTCAAAAATATCAAGTACACCGGGACGCTTTCCGGAGCGATCCAGGGCGTCAACCTCCAGGGTTTCGTCACTGTCTGAAAGGCGTTCGCTACCATGTCCAAGGTCTACACACTCGCGCAAGTTGTCCTTGCTCACGGCTTGATCCAGATCGGCGGAGCCGGAGAAGGCGGTTTCGTCGAACTAGAGAAAAAGAACGACGATTTCACCGCGGAGGAGATGATCGACGGAGAGGTAATTCTTTGCTTCACCGGCTCCCGGCTTTGGACGGCCAAGATCACGTTGGCGCAGACGTCCAATTCCAACGACGTGCTCAGCGCGATCCGTCTTGCTGGCGTGAATGCTGCGCGCAACGGCAACGGAGGCGCCAGCATCGTACCCACGACCGTGAGCGACACCGGAGGCTCTACGCTGTTCAACTCTCCGCGGAGCATCGTCGGGAAGCCGGCCAAGGCGGACTTCCAAAGCAAGGTCAAGGATCGGGAGTGGACGATCCTTTGCACCGACGTCGATGTGTTCATCGGCGGCCAGCTCTAAGAGACGGAGCGCCCCCTAGAGCTGCGCGCGAGTAGCGGCCAGCTCTTCCCCTGGTATCGGACACGAGCGCAGCTCTAGGGGGCGCACAAGGGAAGGAAACGGCCATGGGATTGAAAGTCACGGAGCACACGATCGGGAATACGGTCGTAGAAATTACGCAGCTCAACGCGTTGACCGCGTCAAAGGGTCTCGTGCGGCTATCGCGCGTGCTCGGAGAAGCGCTTGCGGAAGCCGGCGCAAAGGATCCGGAGAGGCTGTTTGCTCTCGCACTGGGCAAGCTTCACGAAGACGAGATCGAATGGTTCGCGCGGTTCTTTGAAAAGAGCACGCGGATCGTGGTGCGCGTGAGCGCGGAGGCAGATCCGGGGTACGTCAAATTCAACCTGGATAGACATTTCACGGAATCGTTGAAAGACCTACTCACGTGGATCGCGCTCTGCATCGCGCACAACTACCTTGATTTTTTAGGCGGTCTCCCGACGTCCACGCCCGTTTCGGACTCGGGGAAGAAGACGACGAAGGAAACCCAAAACCCGAACGAAACAACGGTCTCGGAGGACTCCTAGACAAGCCAGAGCAATTTCTTTGGCGCTGCGCAATCAACCCGCGAAGCAACGCGGACATCGTTACGATCGAAGAAACATGGTCGATCGATGATGTGCTAAACTGTCATATAATGCTTTCTGCCATCGAGGAAGCAGAGAAAGAAGCAAGCGCGGCCCGTCATGAGCGCACTGAGAGAGATCCTAGCCCGTTTTGACATTCAAGTCTCTGGAGGGGACAAGGTCAAAGGCGCGCATAAAGGAATCGAAGATCTCACGGGCAAGCTGAAAAGCTTTGGAACGCTCATTGCGGGCGGCTTGATTGTCTCCGGTGTAGAAGATTTTATCAGCGGTTTGCAGGATCAAGCCGCGGAGCTTCGTCACACCTCGGAACGGCTCGGGATCAATGAACAGGATCTCCAAGCCTGGCAATTCGCGGCCAAGCTTTCCGGCGTGGAGGCGGAAGGCTTTGCCACGTCGATCAAGCTCCTACAGAAGAACGCGTCAAAGGCAGCGGAATCCGGAGCCACGACCGGAGGCGTATTTCAAAAGCTAGGCGTCCACTTGCGAGAGAACGCGGGCGGACCGATGCGAGACACGCAAGAGATTCTCTACGACACCGGGATCGCGATCTCCAAACTGAAAGATCCCGCGGATCAAACGAAAGCCGCGCTAGACGCATTCGGTAGGCAAGGCTCGGCACTGCTCCCGCTGTTCAAGAAAGGCGAGCAGGGCGTAAAGGATGCGCTGTCGCAGATCGACAAATTTGGCGGCGGGTTGTCGTCAAATGCGATCGATGCGCTGATCCAGTCGAAGGAAGCGACGGAGAAATGGGAGATGTCCCTAACCTCCGTCAAGTCGCAGCTCGTGGTGACCTTCCTTCCGGCGTTCACTTCGTTCGTGACCAAGCTTGCAGGATCCGCGGTTGCGTTCAGCAAGAACGAGAACGCGATGGCCGCGCTCCGCATTGGCGTCTTTGCCGTTGGAGCAACCTTCGCAGCGGCCGGTATCGCGGCGGCCGCTCCGTGGATTCCCGTCGTGGCCTTGTTCGTGGGCCTTGCGCTACTGCTCCAGGATATTGCGGTAGGCCTGAAAGGCGGAGATTCGCTTACCGGCCGCATGCTGGACAAGGTGTTCGGAAAAGGCGCGGCGCGGAACGTTTTCGATGCTCTGAAACAGTCGGTCGACGATTACACGATCTCGATCAATCAAGGACACTCCGCCACGGATGCATTCTGGCAATCCCTCACGGACGGCCAGAGTGTGACGGAAGGCGTCAAACAGATCTTCAGCGACATGGGAAACTGGATCGACACCGCGTTGACCGCGGCTGCTACGACCATCCGCATGAGATTCGGTGAGATTCCAGGAGACATCGCAGACGTAGTGAACGGAGCGCTTACCGGTTCTCTACACGACATCATCAACGATTTCGAAAAACTTGGAGAGGACATCGTCCAAGGCATCATTGACGGCGTGGATCGTGCCGCTGGTAAGGCGGAGGACGCACTCAAAAATCTAGGAAAGCGACTCATCGGCGGAGCAAAGCAAGGCGCGGATTCGCACTCGCCTAGCGTGCCCATGATCAAGCTCGGTCGGGACATCGGGCTAGGTGCGGAGATTGGCGCGATGCAATCCCTCTCCGGTATCGATCGGACCTTTTCGAAGCTCGGTCAAGCCGCGATCAACGCTCCTGCACAAGCGATCCAAAACTCGACAGTTGGGCCGCGCTCTTCTTCGATGCAGGCGAGTATCCAAAACAATTTCAACGTTCAGGGCGGGAGCGTTTCGACCGTCCAGAGCGGAGTACGCGCAGCGAATGACGAAAGCCTCCGCGCGGCGTATAACACCTTCCAGAGCTACTTCTAATGCCCGTGACCATTGTCCCTGACGATGCAACGCTCCCGATCATCTTCTTCGATGGTACGGCCGTGGAGGTGCACGTGTTGGAGGGAACACCCACGGACAACCCGACCGAAACCGGAGAACCGGTCACGGATCATTTCATCAAGGCACCGGCTGATTTCTCATGCGAGGTGCGAACCTCAGCAACGCCCAGCCGACCGGATCTCGTGCTTGTGGGAGAAGGACAGATCCTCCCGCTGACCCTGCAATACGCACCCAAGTCGCCAAGCCCGATTCTTTTTCCTTCACCTCCGTACGTGCTCCCGAAGCAAACGCAGTCGCTTCAATTCCCGGGTTTGCCCGATCGAATCAAGCGCACTTGGCAACAATTGGAGAGCATGTGGAGCGGCGTGGCCCTATGCAGCGTCTACACGACGCGCAAGGTCTACAATTCGATGATCCTCACACATGTGGATGAGACGGTAGCCAACATTTACATGGGCAAATTCAAGCTCGCGTTCCGGCAAATCAAACGTGTGCAAACGCAAACGGCGACTGCACCACAACCGAAAGAGCCAAGAGGTGTGCCTCCCAGCAATCTAGGACCCAAGAACCCTCTGGACGACGGAAGCAACATCGCGAAAAAATGGTACGATCAGTTTGTTGGCGATAAGTCCGTAGCCTTGGGCCTTGCACAGAAAGCCGGGCTTGCTTCGCCATGAGCACGATCCAGCAAATCCCGTTGCCCACGGACAACCCGTCATTTTCACAGCGCGTTTCGTTGTCTGGAACGGACTACGTTTTGCGATTTGATTACAACGGCAGAGAAAATCGCTGGTATTTGGACGTGTTCGACACGGCCGATAGTCCGATCGTTCGTGGTGTGAAGTTGATCCCGGAGTGGCCTTTGCTCCGCCGCGTCGCGGATTCCCGCAAGCCTCCCGGGCATCTCGTGTGCACGAACTACAGCGGAAACAAATCAGGGCTTACGCCTCCGGGTTTCTCTGATCTCGGGCGGAGCTTCGGGCTTGTTTACGTGATCCCATGACTCTCCTTTGGGATAGGAGATCCACGGTCACGGTCGGGACGATTCAGATCCAAAGCCGTGGACTCGCGGACCAAGGCCCGGGCGATCTGCGCTTCTCGTTCGACGTCACGAAAACGATCCGGCCGGAGCCAAATAAGTGCACGCTCCGACTGTTCAACTTGAACGGAGATCATCGATCATACCTGCAACAACTCTCGCCAATCGGGAGCACGCGAGGGATTCCGGTTCAGATTGAAGCGGGATATGCGGAAGGAACCTCCGTCATATTCCTCGGAGACGTGCGGAATGCCGTCTCGACCAAGGACGGCCCGGATCGCATCACGACTCTAGGAGGTGGAGACGGAGAGAAGGTGCATCAAGCTGCAAGAGCGTCGCAGACTTTCCCGAAGGGAACCAAACCCGGAGACGTTGTCCGCGCGCTGGCGGTTTCGTTGGGCGTCAAGCCCGGAAACCTGAACGCCGCGATCAGCCAGATCAATACAGCGTTCGACGGAATCTTCTTAGGCGGAACCGTCATTACGGGCCGGGCATCCGACGAGATGACCCGCATTTGCAAAGGTCTCGATCTCGAGTGGAGCATCCAAAATGGCGTGCTCCAAATCCTGGATCGAAAGGCGGCGTTGGGGAAAACCGCGATCGTTCTGAACAAGGACACCGGACTACTAGGCAACCCGACGATCGGAATCGACAGCAAAGACAAACGGCAAGTGGTGACGTGCAAATCGCTTTTGCAACCGGACGTCTATCCGGGCCGGATTGTGATCGTCCAAAGCGACGATGTCCAAGGCCAATTCAGGATAGAGGAGACGCATCATCAAGGAGACAGCCGAGCGGAAACATGGGAAGTTGAGATCAAAGGAAAGCGCTACTAGTGTCTCCCATCACTCCCACAATCTCCGAGGTTATCGGGGCGGCCGTAGAAGGAGCACGCGCACGCACGTGGACAATCTCCGTAGGCTCCGTGTCCTCTGTGAACGGAGACGGCACGGTTGACGTTGATCCGGGCATTGAACAACCCGCGGACACTGCGGAAGGCGCAACGGGTTACGAAAAGCTCCCGAACATTCCGAACTGTCGGATCTGCTACCTCCAAGCCGGCAACGCAGCGATCACGTTCAAGGTCGACGTGGGCACAACCGGAATGCTTTTGCATCCGACCTACTCGATCGCGGAATGGCGACAAGGCAACGGAGGTGCGGCGCAACCCGCGGACGTTCGCACGCATCATCTAGGGCAAGCGCTCTTTCTCCCGTGCGTGGTTGTGGACTCTAAAACCGCCACGTATGCGAACGATCCGGATATGGTCCTAGAGCCCGGAACGAATATGATCCGGCTCGGCGGAGCGGCGTCCGATTTCGTGGCGTTGGCAAGCAAGGTAAACCACGAACTAGGGTCAATCTCCTCTGCACTCTCGCATCTAACGGCGCCTCTCGGAGGCGGAACCGTTACAGGAAATACGTACGTGGCTCCGGGCGATGTATCGGCAACCAAGGTGAAAGCGGAATGAGCTTTTCCTATACGCTCATTCCGAACGTTCCAGCTTCGGTCGATCCGCTTGTGCTTGCACAGAACGCGGCGGAGTCGATTGCGCTTAAGGCGAAAAAAGACTGGAAATTCGATTTCGAGCTTAACGACATCGTGACTCCGCGCGTGCTCATATCCGGAGCCGATGCGATCGTGCAACGGGTTGCGTTCCGTTGGAGGTTCTTTCTGGGCGAGTGGTTCTTGGATCAACGGCTCGGAGTGCCTTGGTACCAAAGGATCCTCAAGAAAGGCGCGGACCTTCGGGATGTGCGCCAGCTCTTGATCAACGTCGCGCTCCAGGTTCCGGGCGTGAAGTCCGTCAACAACTTTACGATCGCGCTGAACCGGAGCACGCGGAGGCTATCGATCACTAACTTCGTGATCGTTCTTTCGGATGGATCTTTCGCCCGGTTGGAGGCACCGTTCATCCTATGATCACGATCGACGCATCCGGGATCACGATCCCAACGCAAGCGGAGATCGCGGCGGACATCGGAACCGATCTTCAAGGCACCGTCGATCCGCTGATCAGTGTCGATCCTGATTCTCTGGACGGTCAAGACGTAGGAATCGTTTCGTCCGATCTTCGGGAGTTGTGCGAAGTAGTCCAATCGCTCGTCAACGCATTGGACCCGGACAAGGCAGAAGACGAGCGGCAGGACGTTGTGTGCTCGCTCACGGGCACCCGGCGTAACATCGCCACTCCGTCCTACCTGAAGGGTTCGCGCGCAGCATCCGCTACGTTGCAAGCCGGTAAAACACTCCCAGCCGGATCGTTGGCCTCCGTGTTCGGAGATCCGTCAATCATTTTCCGGACGATGGCCGACGTCACCAACTCCGGAGGGAGTCCGGCAACGCTCCCGGTTGACATGGTCTGCACCACGACCGGACCCGTAACGGTCAATCCCGGGACGCTTACGGTTCGCATTTCGTCCGTATCCGGCTGGACCGCGATCACGAACACGCAAGCGGCGGCACTCGGTGCAAACGTGGAAGGAAACGAGGATCTCAGGATTCGCAGGGAAAGCGAACTGCAAGCGTCTGGTACCTCCACGTTTGAAGCGCTGCGCGGCCGTTTGCTCGCCTTCCAAGATTCGAGCGGCAATCAACCGATCCTTGACGCGTTCATCATCAACAATACCGCGGCAACGCCGGCAAACGGCCTCCCGCCCAAATCCTTCGAGGTTGTGATTTGGGATGGTCCGTCGATGCTTGCGCAGAACGCGGACGTTGCCGGCGTGATTTTCGGATCTGATCCGCTGGGCATCGGTCCGGTAGGAGCGATCCCGAACACGGTGATCGACTCCCAAGGCAACGCGCAATCGATCCCGTTCACCCGGGTTACCATCCGAACGATCTCGATTCGCGTCACGTTCAACTACGATGCAAAAACATACGTGGGCGACATAGCGCACAAGGCCACTCTCGCGAACCGCCTAAACGATCCGATCCTTGGACAGAAAACGGCCAAAGGCGTTCCGTGGAGCGTTTACTCCGCCGTCTCTCAGGGCGTGACCGGCGTGGAGAAAATCGAGAATTTCGAGCTGATGATCAACGGCGGATCATTCGCCAGCTTCACAGACATTGCGATAGCGCTCCGGGAGATTGCGCAGACTGATCCAACGGACATCACGCTTATCGGGACGCCAGCATGACGGAAATGCTCCACTATGCGTTGGTTGGGCTTGGATACCTCGGTTCTATTGCCGTGGTTATCGTGACTCTTACGTGGGGGCTACGCGGCCGGCTGGACGGCCTCTCCACGGAAATCAAGCTCGGTCAAATCACGACCAAGGCCAGCGTTGATGCCGTGATGTCCGAAACCAAGCTCCAAACCGTCATGATCAAAAACGTGGCGGATAACGTGAGCCGGCTCGAATCCGACCACAAGGAGCACGAGAAAAAGGACGATGTCCGATTCTCTGCACTTGCCGAGGTTCACACGAAACAGGCTGTTCAGGAAAAGCAAATCCAGCTCCTAGAACAGCGGCGGCCGGGGTATACTCCTCCGCCGTTCAAATCGCCCATAGGAGGGCAAAGAACATGAAAGCTGCAATTCTCGCCTTTTACAACTCCCCATTTTTCTTGTACCTTTTCCCGATCCTCGTGTGGCCAGCGATCACGGCCGTTGTGTCGCTCTTTCACAGCAAGATCGAACCGCGCTTTCCCCGGTTCGTGGCGTTCCTGAAAGCCTCCGGGCTTTCGCTCCCAGGTGTGTGGGCCGTGCTTCGTTCCCTTTTCGTGAGGCTCCCGGAGCTTCCCGTGAAGGTTGCCGGTGTGTTCCTGCTCTTCTTCCTGCCGGTCGTGGTCATCGCCTGCAACGGTTGCGGGGCAACAGGCATTTCGCCGCAAACGGGCATCGCGATCGGTGAGGATCTCGGGCAAGTCACCTGCACGATCTTGGAAGGTATCCCGCAAACGGACGTCACGGCCGTGCAACTGATCTGCTCGCAATTGCCGAAACACGGAACGAAAGGAACCGTCAAAACGTTCCGAATGACTGTCACGAAAGCACAAGCCGACGCGCTCACGGCTCCCGCTCCGGGCAAGGTTAGCCCGTGAAGTGCACTGAAATTGCTTTCGTGAACGAGGATCCGGACGTCAAGGATCAAGACGTCAAGGACTACGCGGAGGCGTGCGGGTTGCAGCTCAAGTTGCACGTGGCTCCGGAGTACGATCGTACGGCCGTACCAGTGAAATTCTACGCCTCGCGCGCGGAGGTTCCGGCAACGTCTGCGCTCTTGCCGTTCCTTCCGCAAAGCGCGATGGACGATCCGAACGCCATCGCCTACCACACGAGCAAGGACGATCGGATCATGGGCATCGTGTGCGCCGCGTTGGCCGTCGCAAACGGGATGGATCCGGGCGTCGCTGCGTCCCATGAAGTGTGCGAGCTGTTCAAGGATCCGTGCTGCAACGCCACAACGTGGAGCGCGGACGGTCGAGGCTTGGACGATGAAATCTGCGATGGCGTCCAGGATGGGACCTATCCGATCACGATCGGATCGGGCCGCGTGATGAACGTCTCCAATTTCGTGACCGGTGCATGGCACGATCCGCAAGACGCCCAGGGCCCGTACGATTTCAACGGCACGCTCACGGCTCCGCACTCCAAAACGCCCGGAGGGTATTTGGACTATGTGGACGGCAAAGGCCAGCGCCAGCAAGAAGGCATGATGCCGGCTTGGCGCAAACGCGTCTCCGTTCGACATTTCAAAAAAGACAAGCGACGCACGGGCCACATGCGCGCAACAGTTCCGGACGGACCCGGAGCGTAGGAGCACCAAATGCCCATTCCGCAAACGATCGACCACCACACGGACCTTGTGCTTTCGTACAAGGACGTTGGTGCGCAGCTCCAACCGATGAGGTTTGGAGAGCTGATCTGTCCACAAGGACCAATCGGGACGATCGATTTCTTTTGCGGAGTCGACCCCAGGGGAGGACCGCGGAGCACGTGTGGGCTCGCCTCCCTTGGTTGGCTTTCGATGATCCTCCGGCGCATGAACGCGGACGGGAATCTCTCGGATCCGATCACGGATGAGCGTTGGGAAAACCGCTTGGTTGACCGCGCGCAAGCGGATGACGCCTACTTCACGGGAGGTTCCGGGCGGCCCATTACCCGGGCTTGCATCGTCTACATGCTCAATTCCACGGGTCAGCACTGGACGTCCACGACAACGGACCCGGACGCGCAAGGCGTGACCAAGTGCATGGCCGGAGGCCATGTGGACGAAAAAGGCTACCAGGTTGTCCGGGAAGAAGAGCGGATCTTTCATGGCGTTTCGCGGGAACAGCACTCCGGGAAACCGATCGTCTACTTCATTGACTGCGGCATTATCATTGCCAAGGCGTGTGCCGCGCTGAACCTCACCTCCGACCCAACCTAGAACGATGCCCGTTCTCCGCTCCACGGACCACGTAGCGCGCGCCACACGCCGCGCACTGTCGCAATTCCAAGGATCTCCGAAGGTTCTTGGAATTCTCGCGGCCAAGGTCCGGAAATCCCAAGAGCTAGAAAACGACATCTGGAAGATCACGGACGCAATCTCGATCGACTCTCCCTATGATTTCATTCTAGACATCATCGGGAAGATCGTCGGTCGTGGGCGAAATGAGCTTTCAAATCAGCTCTATCGCCTCGCCATCCGTGCGCAGATCCGGATCAACCGTTCGTCCGGTATCGTGGAGGATTTCAACGCGGTTGGCCAACTTGCGGCGAACGATCCCACGGTCGTGATCATCTGTTCGCCGATCGGAACCGCGGCCGGTCAAGTGGAGATGTACGGCCTCCCGCCAGGCGGAGGCGCTGTCATGTGGGACAGCTTCCGTCAAATGCCCGTACTGGGCGTTTCGCTGAATTTCGTTTATGGTGAGTGGCCTGCTTCTCAAGACTGGATCGGTAGCCTGGATCCAACCGGAGATTATGGGACTCCGGACATGGTGAACGGAGACGGTTGGAGCGGAGACGATACATTTGGAGGCTATGCCTCCGCGGAGTTTACCGAATGAGACCCGGAAGCCTTCTCCCTTGGTTGTTTGCCAGCGTCACGAACTACACTGATCCTACTCCGCCCGCTCCCATTCCCTCGCCTCCGGGTTGGAACGGACAGCCGAGCAAGGTTCCTCTGACGTTCGGTGCCTTCACGCAAGGATGGCTCCCGGGCCGTCGTCGGGCCATCGATCGGGAGAATTGGTTGCTGAACCTGATCGGCAAGTGGATCCAAGGGCACGACGCGTACGAAGTGCAAAACTTCGAAACGCCCGGAGTCTCTGCCAAGACATCCAACAACCACCTAGAGAAGCTAGTGCTCGTCTCTAGTACGCCAACGGTCAACGGCTCTACGCCGGCTGAGGGTAGGTTTTGGTTGTTTGGCTTTGCGTCAACCGGAAATGACGTGTGGGTCAGCAATTCCGGGCAACGTTGGGTCCTCGAAACAACCTTTTCCCTTTCCGGTCAACGAGGAACGGACGCGGACACGGACGGAACCGGCGCACACATTCTCGTGACCACGCACGGAGGCGTGGATATGCAAACGAGAATTTCCGGAGTGTGGGGTACTCTCATGGCAACCGGCATGGATCACACGTTTTGCGTGACCTACTCTCCGGCATACTCCGCGTTCTATTGCGGCGCGGAGGCCGGTGCGGGAGTTACCCCGAAGATCGGCAAGGTCAACCAAGCGCTCACGACGTTTACCGCGATTGCCATCACGAAAGGCACCGGATACCCGGCAGGTTCGACCGACGAAAACGGAGTACAAGCAATCGCTTGCAACATCGTCAAGTCTGGAGGCGCAAGCGTAGGCACCGGAAACCTGATCGTCGCGGCGGCCGGCAACGCCACGGGTTCGCCGCAAGGCCTCGCGACGTGGCATAGTTCGGACGGAGCCACGTTCGCACTCGTGCAAATCGCGACTGCGCAGAAGTGCATGGAGTTGTTTTGGGATGACTCCCAACAACTCTTCTACCTCGTGGCAGAGACTGGGCACCTTTTCAGCTCGCCAGACGGAGCAGTGTGGACGGACACCGGAACCGTGATCCAGATCGACACGAGCAAGCAACACACGTTTGCCGTGTACGGTTCGATCTGGACGGCCGTGCTCAACAATAACGTGATGGCCTACAGCGTTGACCAAGGAGCGCACTGGACGACGGTCCCGCACCCTTTCACGTGTGATTCGAGCGAGCTGCCTACGGTCGTAGTCCAGCGCGTTGTGCAGGCTCGTGACGGACGCATGGCCGCACTCGGTCAAGCTTTGATCGACACCGGTGCGGCTTCGATCTCGTGGTCGGGCCGGGCTATCTAGGACAGCACAGCAGGGCCGCGTTGCAGGTACCGGCGAACGCTTGCCCGTTCACACGGTAGCGGCAATCTGGCGTAGCTCCGAAGGTTGCCGGATCGCATGTCGTGGGTGCGGCCGGTTCGAAGCACGAGGGAGCTACGACGCTTGCCGCTGGCGCGTCTTCTCCGCCGCCAGCTCCGGACGTGACATCCACGGAGCGGGAGCAAGCCACGAGGGCAAGGAACGCAAAGCAGACGAGAAAAAGCTTGGTCATGGGAGAACCTCCAAAGACCAAGCTAGTGACACTGGTGTCACGTGTCAAGTCTTCGGAGGTTGGATCACCCATGGCAGTGTCTGGACGTGTTCAGAGCTTTTCCGCAAGTACGCAAAGGCCGGGAGAGAACGCCACTCGATCCGGCGTTGGTGCTTGACGGCGTGCGCATACCCTTCCGCCATGCCTCCGGAGACTCCGAGATCGAAGTACATGGCCGTGACGTGCCCGGCTTGCGCCCAGGCCAACCCGGCTTCGATCCCGATCCTCCGTTCGCCCGGCTTCGCGTCGTTCAAACAAGACGCGTAGAGCAAATGAGAAGCAAAGGGAGCCTCTCCGCGGCGGAGAGAATCGATCATGCATTCCCGAAGATAACGCTTATTGAATTCGATCCCGGGAGCGAATGGCGATTCAATGACCACGAGCAGAGGCTTGGACACGTACGCACTCCTTATCGGTTGCTCTCGCATCATAGCGACGTTTGACGTTGGGCCGGGAGAGATCCTCATCCGTCGCTTGTGCCTTTGCCGTGAGGTAGCGCTCCACGTGCTCCCGCTCCAATTCCGAGAGAGGAGAACGGAGGCGCTCCTGACCGAACGCGGCCCACGTTTCGGACAGCTCCAACCCGAGGAAGTTGCGGCCTAGTAGTTGGCAAGCGCGGCCCGTAGTTCCGGCTCCGGCCGTGAAATCGATCACCCATTCGCCCGGTTCGGAAAACCACGAAACGAGATCGAGCATTTGATCGAGCGGCTTTTGCGTCTTGTGCTTTCCCTCTCCGCGCATGGCCGTATGGTTCAAGGAGACAAGGCCTCCGGAACCGTTCCAACGCTTCCTGGTTTTTGGGTGAAAGCACAGAACCACTTCGAAGCCTTGAGGCGGCCGGTCTCCGGTCGTTTGCGGCATAGACCAGCGCACCCAAGGGAGCGTTCGAACGTAGCCAACGCCACGAGCTTGCATCGCAAGGCGGAGGATCCAGTCATTCTCAACGTCGGAATAGAGGAGAGTCCAGCGCTTGATCCCGCGGAGCAGGTTGCACGCTGCGATGCGTGTCTCCCGATCTAGGTAGGAGAATTCCAGATCGCGGTTTCTCCACGTGCCCTTGTCCACGGACGTGGCCGATTTGTGAACGTGCTCCGAGTAGGGGAGATCGCAGATCGCAACGTCGAACCGGGAGACGATCTCCGGCGAAAGGTCTTTTAGGTTGCCTTGGAATATTTGAACGGATGTCACGGCCGCACCTTGAACCGGCCAAGCACGGCCATTCCGATCCCGATTGCATCGTACATATTGTGCAGGTAGCTCGGCGCGATCCGGGTTGCCGCATCGTGCACGGTTGCCCGCTCCGCATCCGTGAGCTTGCGGCGGACCTGCTCCCAGCATTGATCCTTGGAAAGTGAAGCCTTCCACGCGCGCGGTTCGATCTCCGCCACGTCATATCCGAAAGCCTCATACCAACCGGCTAGCTTCCCGGCATTCCAAGCAAGGGTCATCTTTGCCGTGAGTGGGATCGGTTTGCCGTTTGCTCCTTCCCGGCCGTCCGCTTGCGGCCGTTCAATAGCAACGCGGTACCGGGATACTCCTTGCGTTCGTGCAGGCATGTAGCGCTCTTTCGTGATGCCACACTCTGCAAGAGACATGAAACCGGAATTAAACCAGAAAAGAGCAAACCCGGTCACGTTGCCCGGATCGATTGCTACTAACCCCATGCGATCAACCTTCCGTCCTTGTGTACGCGTTTTGCGTCCTTCGACCAATATTTCATAGCCACGGACTCCACTTTGATCCGGACGTGCCTTAGCCACGGCTCGGCGCCGAGAAGCATGAGCCTTTCCAGCTCCAAGGCTACCTCATGTTCCCAGCCAGCATCGCATTCCAAAATGAATTCATCGTGTACGAAATTAACGATCCGGGCGTTGGCTTGGTAGAGCACGGAATCCGGCTCCACGTAGCACGCTCGCATGATCAACCAACCGGCCGTCTTAGCTATATCCGAGCCCGGGCCTTGGAACATGATGTTGCATGCCTCTGTGAAGCAGCAACGGCCGCGCGCGCGGTTGGAGTATGGGAGAACTACCGGTTCTCCAGAGTCAACCAAGCGGGAGACATGCGAGAAGTAATCCGGCATGTCATACCAGCGATCGAACCACAACCGGCGGAGCTGGCGCGATTGGTCGATCGACACCTCCACGTTGTATGATTGCAAGGCGTAGCTAACGAACGTCTCCGCTCCACAACCTCCAGGAAATCCGAAGTTGGCAACCTTTGCGCTGTTTCGTGCGTTTTTGACCCAACCGAACATTTTATGATTTGGGTCCTTGTAAATGGCGAAGATCTCATCTTCGGGCCGTTGCAAGAGCGGCGGAACCATTTCCAGGTGCGGATCGCGGCCGGCGTTGAGTACGTCTCCCAACGTGCTCCGGCCGAAAAGGAAAAACATTGTCTCCGCCAGCGTGCACAACTCCAAGCCCGCATAGTCGCAAGCCACGAAAACGCGCAATGGCCGCGGAACGAAGCACTCTCGCAAGCCCGGCTTCCGTCTCACGTTTTGGATATTCGGTTGTTTGGACGACGTCCGGCCGCTCGTAAGGACGTGTTCAATCCGTGTGTGGATAGGCCATCGCACGCCGGCCAAGAGCGTTGGAACGTCCGTGGAGAGGACTTTGGCAAGCGCGCTGAATTCAGAATACTTGACCAGATCCTTGCTCCCGCTCTTAGCGCAAGCCACGCGCGATGTGGAAATTTCATCGCCCTTGGTCCTCGGCGGAGACTCGCCTTGTGCTTCGTAGGCTTTGGCTAGCATCTCCCTCGCTCGGTTTACGTTCCGGCTTCCGGGTTCGATCTGTCCTTTGCGCGGGCCGCTCTTGAGTGTGTGATCTGGCCGGAGCAAGCCAACGGCCCGAAGGTCCGCCGCCACGATCTCTTTCTCCGCGCGAGTCTTCCGAGCGAAATCCTCCACGCCCTTCGGGTTGGTGCAAATTCCCCAAACGGTCATGAGCTGCAACCAAAACGCGGCCCGTGCTTGGAAGATGTGATCCGGGCACATGGGCATAAATTCATCCTGGACTAGGCGGACGTCGAACGTGATCCGGGCGTCTGTCTTTGCGTAGGTCTTGGCTGATTCCGGCCACTGCTCGATCGGGATGTGCATCAACTCGCCGAAGCGCGCTTGCCATTCCGCGTTGACCTTGCGCCCTATCCTATGCCGTTGGGCCAGATCGTCCAGGTTGTATTTGATTTTTAGACTCTTTCCGGAGTCTTCGTCGTCGTCAAAACCGCCAAGGATTCCCGCATAGTTGTCCTGTAGTTTTTGAACCGTCAGGACATCCTGGATCCGGTCTTCTTCGTACGCCCTGACGATTGCCGGGAGCGTGTCCGGCCACGTTGCAGCAATTGCCGCAAAGTCATAGGCACCGTGCGCCGTGACCAGCGTGGGGACCGTGAGCAACTCTCGCGGGAAGTCTCGGAGCAGGTACGTGCTCCCGGCATCCGCGACGGAGACGCAAGCAACCGGAGGCGCCATGCAATGCGGCCCAAAGGCTACGGTTTCGGTATCGAACGAGAGCACGGCTCACCTCACGGCATGCAATGTAACAAATGCGAAGAGCATCACCAGTAGTAGCAGCAATGCGAATCCTTCGAACACTGGCGGTTCGTTTTTGCCTCTCTCGACAATCATCAGAAAAGCCCGCGGTACTTGGGTGGGATACTCTCCCGGTACGCGTCCAGCGCTCCGCGGTAGAAGCGGAGAATCGACTCGGGAGGTACCGGGATCTTGCTGGCTGCGAAGCCTTCCGCCACGGACTGGATCCCGAGCAGGAACATGTGAACGAATGCGAAACCGATCAAGTCCTTGTCTTTGCTCGGCAAGCGCGCGATAGCCTCGGAGACGGCCTCTAGCTGAACCAAAACCTTTTCCGCTGTCTTGTCCACGGTTAGATCTTCTTCCCGCCGTGCTTGAACGGCCGTAAATCGTTGTAACTCAATTTAAGGGAGATCGCGCGCTCTAGGTCAATTCCGTGTTTACCGCAAAAATGAGCAATGCGGATCACGACGTCGGCCAGCTCGATCGGGATGCCTAGCGGTTTATGCCCGTCGACGTTGCAGGTGTAGATCTCATCCGGCCGACGGCCGTTGCGGTACTCCTCCAACGCTTCGGAAATCTCCGAATGCATCAAAGCGAAGTCCTCGCCGATCGTGGCGTTCGTGAATCCCTTTGCTTTCGCGATAGTGAATGCGTCTTGAATAAGATGGTCGATGCGCATTTGGTTCTCCTCTAGAAAATCAGAGCAGAGGTAGCAGTGTCGGATCTCCGGACAGAAACCGCAAAAATGCCCGGGTCAACTCCTAGTCCAGTGTTTGAACGCTGGCGCGGTTAGGCTTCGCGATATTCTCAAGGCTACACGGACGCTCGCGGATCCTCTGCTCCGGTTCCCTGCCGTGGATTCGAACCACGTTATCCCGGGTCAAAGCCGGGCGCTCTGCCGTTGAGCTAGCAGGGAAAAGCGCTCCGTATGGCCGGAGCAACGCCTTTGGCTGCGGTAGGATTTGAACCTCACGGTGCCCACGTCCGGGCGCGAATCCGGACGCTTTGACCTCTCCTTTCCCGGTTGCCGTCCCGGGCTATGAAGTCTCCCGGCTAGGAGACCTGCGCAGCCAAACTTTCAGCCGGTCACGCCGGCAGGAAGGAGCACCCAAGAATTGCTAGCAGCGTCCAGGTAGTGCCCATTCTGAACCGGCCTTCCGGTCCAAGGGTGCGCCGCGGGGGGCGGAGGCGGAGGCGGAGGAGCCGGAGCGCGCGGAGCGATACGCGCGGCCGTGGCCGGGGCCGGCCGGGCTTTGGGCTCTTCCCGCGAGCGCATATCGTCAAGCACGGGTTGGAGCAGTGCGGCCCATTCACTCGGGCCACGGCCGTTGACCGGTACTTGCCAATTGTGGATCGTGAAGTCTCCGCCGTTTTTCTTGGTCTTGTGCGCAACCGTCCGGACGGAGAACGGTTCTCCGTGCAACGGGTTGTCTTCGCTCACGGCTGTGGCGATGAACGCCTCCGCGTAGTCTTGATATTCCGCCAGCTCATTGCGGTTATTGGCGTTCACTCCCATCATCGCAACCGCGAAGCCGGCCATCGCACCCAACGCGATGTCTTCGTCCTTCGTGGACTGGATCCACGTGCGCCGATCTCCCGGCTTCACGTCCGGATGCGTGCTCGTCTCTACGTTCAGCTCCACGACGAACGAGCCGGAACGATCCGCGATCAACATCCGTTCGATCGTCCCGGTGTACATTGCATCCGCGTACGGAAGGAACGCACCGCGGCCCGTGATCGGAGCCTTGCCAAGGCCGGCGAAAAACTTGTTAGAATTGAATCCCATATTCTTATCCTCTTTCCTTTTTCTTGGTCCTAATCGTCATCATCAAGCAAAGGTTCGTGATACCTGTTATCGCCCGGGCCGGTGTGCGGCTTGGGATAAGACGGAGGAGCATAGCAAAGCTTTTGCTCCTGGCCAAGCGTTTGCTGCAAATTCGCCGCGTCTAGGCGACCTTGCTGTACTGCCTTTTGGTGCTCCAAACAACCGTGGAGCACGTCAAAGCTCACGGCATCCGAGGGTTGATAGTCCCGGTGTGTGCGCCCTAGAACCTGCTCCCATTGCATGCCGTTTGGAAATGGCGAGGTTATCAGGTTTCGATCGAACAAGTGCTGTAGGTTTCGGCCTTCTCCGTTGCTATTGGCGGAGGCGATGATGCAGTCCTCCCGGGCGTGTTCAATGAACCGGCCGTTCTTGTCCAAGCCCTGCGCTCCGAAATAGGGAACGCCGGTCATGTCCGAAAGCTTGCGCGCGAAGTCCTTGTGCTCAGTCCACACGATCGATCGCTGGGCTCCGCGCATCCACTCCGCACACACACGCAAGGCCACATCCGAGATCCATACCGGAACTGTATTGACCGGGAATCTCTCCTCCACGGTTTCCCAGTCTGTGAGGATCTTTGGAGCCGCATGCTTGATCGTGGAGAACGCGTCTTTCGGGTTGAACCACCTTTCTTCGAAATGAGAGTGGTCGTAGTGTCCGGCTTTGATTGCCCGGCGCATCGGATCTTGGGAGTCTAGGTCTCGCCGGTTGTACTTGATCAGATACCGGCAAACCTTGCCCCAACGTTGCCGCGGAATGCTCCACCACTCGGGCGGCCGTGGATCCCACACCAGGTAGAAGCCAAGCGCGAGCTGGCGCGCGATGCGGCTTTGCGAGAGACCGTCCGGCTGGATCCAACCGTCCGGCGTTTCCGCATTCTTCCGGAGTTTCAGGAACGCTGCATCGATCTCCGGATTGTGCGGAATGTCGATATGTTTGATCGTGAGCGCGATCTCATTGCCCTTGAGAGACACCGGCCGCGCTTCCGTCGTGCCCACGATTCCGGTAGTATCCCGGAACCGGCGTTGCAGTGCTTGACGGACCGTCTCCACGGAGACCACCTCTCCAGGGTCAAGCAACGCCCGGAGATGACCAAGGCCCACGGACGGGTTGTCTTTCAGAGCATCCGCCCAATCCTTCAGCTCTTGGTAGTGAGTAGGAAGCGGATAGTTTTCGGGCGGAAGGCTCCACGCCATTGTGTGCGCGAAGTCTGCGATCGATCGCTTCATTGGCGTTCCGGTCATTTGGCAAACCCGGCAACCGTGCGCCTCGATGTACCTCCCGATCCTTTTCCCGGCTACACGCTGTAGCCTTTTAAGCTTGTGGCTTTCGTCGAAGATGATCAGGTCCGGCCGCACCAACTCCAGAAACTTTTCGGATTGCGGCCGATCCAGCATTTCGTAGCTTTCGATCTGGAGGTGCCGAGGGATTCGCCAGTGCTCCGAGAGCGCGAACATTTCGAGGCGTGTCTTTTCCCGGAGCTTGGCCGGGACAATCAATAACGGTCGCTTCGCGCACGTCACGGCCGATGCGAGCAGAGAGACCAAAGTCTTTCCGCCACCAACGCGAATCGGTCCGAACAATCCACCAAACGTCGCTAACTCATACAGCGCTTGACCTTGGACGGGCCGGAGCGCTTGCGTACCGCGCGCGGTTTTGAGCACGCGAGTTAGATCCGCCGCAATCTCGGTTCCGTCCCACGTCCGGCGTGGAATCTCCAAGATGCGACGAAGCTCGCTCGTGCGTTGAACCGCGCGCGGTGCACTAGCCATCGCTAGATCAACTCCGTGAGCACGCCATACGCATCGGCCATCATGCGATGTGCTTCCGCGATCTTCTGGAGCGCGGCGCGCTTCGCGATCGTGTCCTCGCTCGGAGGCCTCCCGCCTTTCTTGGCCGGCTTGGTTTCGTCCGTGGGAGTTGCAACAATCGAAACGGTTGCAGTTTGCGACGGAAGCGGAACCGGCGCAACCGGAGGCGGAGGTGGAGCGGGAGGCGCAACCGGAGGCGGAGGCGGAGCGGGAGGCGCAACCGGAGGCGGAGGCGGAGCGGGAGGCGCAACCGGAGGCGGAGGCGGAGCGGGAGGCGCAACCGGCTCCGCGGGCTTGCCG